CGGGGCAACAAACAAATCGACACAGAATTATAAATTTCCTTAAACAATAAAACAGATTTAAACAGCCTCAAGGTCATCAAGAGCGCTATACGCATTGTCAACAGGTATGTTTGCAAGAGGTTGAGATGGTGCCAGTTGCCTCTGAGGCCGTCTCTCCGGCTTAAAGAGTCTTGTGAGAGCAGTGATCACAGCGTCTGTGTGAACAATGTGAACGTAATAATTTGATAGAATAAGCTCCAGCAATTGTGTTTGAATTTTTGCAAAGGCATGGTCGAGGATGGCGTTCCAAATTGGGTGGATTTTGTGCAAGTTGATGGAAGAACTGTAATTTTCCAGATTCACCTCATCAGAAACCAAGAGATCCACAATGTCTTCGTCCTCGACATTCCCTGTGAAACTGAAATAAGGATGATCCCAGTTGACCCCAAGGTTCTCTGGCTCTTCTTCCAAGTTAGGAAGAATGTCTTCTTGTGTGATCCCAAGGCTAAAGACTCCTGCCTCCCTCAAGAATGCAACATCAATTGGTTCAACTGAGACAGAATCATGTTCTTCTATCTCCAAGGCCAAAGGCAACATATTGGAAGACGTCCACCCCCTAGACTGGCAATTAGAGATTATAGATTTCACCACCCAATCCATAGTTTTCTCAAGCCCATTGTTTATCACCTCTCCCATCCATCTAGGGAAGTCTTGAACTTGCATGGGTGAGTAATTGAGCCAAGAGCTCCATGCAGGGCTTTGCGGGATTCTCTTAGAGGCTTCATAGTCCAGATTTGCCCTGTCTATGTCAGGTGTGAACATGTAGTTGGAAGGGTTGAACTTCAGAATGGTGACATATCCAGTCTCACCGTTAGGCAACCTATTCTTTGCACAAAGCCTGATCCCGCCAACCTCAGTCGTCCTTAGTTCTATCGTGTTGGGAAGAATCTTCACTCCCTCGACATGGTTCAGGATCACCAGTGGAATTGAGTTGGGAGCTCCAGTGTCCACCAGAAGACCTGTGTCAAAATCTACATGACCTCTAACGAGGACCCTATCGTAGTCTTCAGACAACTTGACCCCTGTCAGTCTGTAGTCTTCTCTGAATCCTCTCCAGACATATCTAAAACTTCTCATCAACCTCAAGAGTCCAATGTCAGCCTCAATTTTGGTGACCAAGGAGTCTATCAGGAAGACTTTGTAGTAAGACCCATCATAGCACCCACAAATCACACCTGTACCTGTGTAAATTGGCGCCTGGCCAGGTCTGAACAGCCTAGTTTGTCTGACCTCAAAAACAGACCAGTTTCCTCTTGCTGCAGCAAAAATGAAATCAAAAAGGGTCTGAGGAGTCATGGGATCTTCCTTATTGGAAGACCTCCTCACAAATTCTTGTATGACAGCCAAATTTGCTATTTTAGTTGGCAAAGCCAAAAGAGACTCTTGTGAGAGGGGGCCTTGTTGTTGTGGTGGGAGTTTGATGAGGTAGTACCTAATCCTGTCCAACATGCTTTCTTCCTTTACTGGAGGGCCCTGCTGAATGAGGCTCAGAATTGAAGAAAGAGGATTTTTGACTGGCTGATAGCGAGTTGTTGTGTGCTTAAGTGCATATCCCTTTGCATACGCTCCCTCAACACATTTTGATATCAAAGCCATCATGGGCAAATTTCCCCGAATTGGCGCCAAGATGCTTGTGGTTCTAAACGTTGGGCTTAGAGAGGTGACAAAATCTGAGAGGGCTTCAGGGGAAGCGAAGGGGCTCTGCTCAAGGGTCTCATTATGACCTATCAGACCTTCTGTCTCTGATAGCCAAGGGAACATCTGTTTGTAAATCCTCCAAGCAATTGTGTGCTCAAACCCAGACCCTGCAACCTTGTGTTTCCACCACTTACGTCTCAAGACATTCATCAGGGAGATTGAGCACTGTGCTGATCTGGAATCCAGTGTAATGTTAATCTCTCTAACGGGTTTCATGTAAGGGAGTTTAGACAGTATTGCATCACTGAACGGTTTCAGTTGGACAACCAGGGAGCGATAAGTGTCTTGATTTGAAAAGATGATGTCCATTTGATCTGGTGTGAGGGTGACGGATGGGTAAAACCAAGTGAAAGCCTTACTCATGCTGACTCTCTTGAGAACCGGCTCATCCCCTGTTTTGTCAATGTACAACATGCACTCTGCAAAGCTCTTGTAAAGTGACATGGCGTGAACTCTAGATTCATGTTTGAAGCTTAGGCTCTCTTGTACACCTGGAGCAGTGAACTTTCTCCAGACTCTCAACCGAACTTCGTCAAGATTCTTTGGCATTCTGTAGAGTTGCTCTGGGTTCTCGACAGTTCTCATGTTCAACCCAAGAGGGATGTCAGCCTTGGCAACCATCTCTTTATATTTCCTAGCAGTGCTCAGGGTGAAAGTTAATCTGACACACGGCTTGAGTGTCGAATCAAATTCTATTCCAAAATGATTGTACAGAGATGCCTCCATTGCATTCACCTCTTCTGAGTTGACCACATGGAACCAGAGAGCAAAGTTGAACCCAAACAAACCGCAAGCCGCTGGTATGTCTCTCAAAAAGAGACCAAATATTGGGTGAGGTTTTTCTTTCAAGTCCCTGGTGTAATCCTCCCAAAGTGGGTCCATGTTGGCTCCCATGAAAAGGTAGTGGATGTGCTCCTGAGCAGATTCGACCACTCTGGCCAGCCAAATGCTTCCACCTTGTGCGACCACCTCAGACTTCAGGTTTGAATATGTTCGTTGCCTCTCCAGAACATCTGCCACCCCTGTCGCCTTCAATGCGGCATGCACAAATTTTATCGCAGGGTTTGACTCTGTGTTCCCTCTCTGATTCCCTGGCATGAACTGTGATTTGAATTCGATCATGCTCTCTGTGGCTCCAGTGAGGCTCTTCGGGTCTGAGTATCTAGACCCTGCAGCCCTGGCGGAAACCTTTTGCATGTAGTGGTAAATCTGAGAGATGTTTCTTAGGACAGTTGCTGTTCCACGCTGAATTTCAGGGATCTCAGTGATCAAGGCTGAGTCATCAGATGTCCTGCAAGATGTCAAGATGATAGGGCCTATTTCCTTCCCTATCTCTTTACATTGCCTGATGAAGTCCTCATGTATGCTCCTGATCATGACTTCCAATGTCAGAGCATCCCCTATGGACAGGACGTTGGCAGTGGTTCCCATCAGACCCTGACCAAAATTGGAGGTGTTCTTAAGATACCTCCCAAATTTGTCAATCAGGGTGTTTTGATCAGAGAGGCCTAGGAATTGCTTTTTGAGCTCGTTGATTTCCTCTGAAAAGCCATAAATGTCTGTGTTGTTGTAGAACAAGTCCAACAGAGGGGTAGGAAGGTAGATCCTTTTCTTAGTGTGAAGGTTCATAATCCGACTGCAAATTAGAAAGACAGTTTCTGGAACTATTGCCTTGAGGGGTGCCAAAATGCATCTCATGATGAACATCTGGCAGTACGTTGTTTTGTCATCTCCAGAACAAACCCTGACACTTGACAGTCGACCATCAGACTTGTATTTCTTCTTTTCCTCAAAGACATCCCTCAAGTGCTTTGACATGATCTCATTCAGGTTTGTGCCTCTCGTCATGTAGTCAACTGAAGACTCTTTGCTAATCACCCATGCAACACACTCAAGAAAATGAACTACAATTCTGGACCTGATCTCCATAATGATGATTTCTCTAGGCCCTCCAATTTGCTTTTTCTCAAACGCTTCTGTCAGAATGTAACCCAACTCAGACTCTAAAGAATCTAGCACTTCGTCTATGATGTCAAAAGGTCGTACACAATCGAACTTTGTCAAAAATTCATTGATAGCCTCGAGACATTTCACCCTTGGCTCCGACCTTGAGCCGGGGAAATATGTGTCAAACAGCTTGGGCACAACTGAAGATTTCAATGTGGCAAAGAAATCTGCAGACCTTGAAACCCAACGCTCGGTCATGGCAAGGGTGAACCAGGACTCCACACAGCCTGAGAACTTGTTGGAAAGCATTCGCCTCACAGATTCCCCACACAAGCACACATATTCAAGGTTAAACTCATGCGTGTTGATCTTGTCTGTCTGGATCTCACTGTTCCAGCCCATGAACTCCTTCCTGGCTGTCCCATCATGCATCTTCAATTCCTCAGCAATGATCTTCTCGAAGATCTTGAGGTAGCCATGGATTTTGTCTGAAGATTTGTCTTTGTTGTGTAAGTATCCCAGATAGGAAAGAGTCATCACAAATTGAAAACTAGGTGAGTCTTCCAAATCCACATATGAAGGGCATCCTGAGATGACTTCACCGCTGATCTCATCTTCAACACCTTCTTCCACAAGCTTCTGGAGCATTTGCTTCCCAAAAACAGGTTTCTTCATTTTGAGCTGATTTGAGACACTCCCTATATTGTGGTAGAAGTACGCCAGCAATCTGCTGTGAATCCTCTTGGGTAGCTTCTCTAAAAGGAGTGTTGGGTTGGAAGGCACCAACATGTCACCTCCAAAACCCTTCACGTAAATGTACCTGGTCTGCTGCAAAGCTTGGCTCGTAGTCCCTGAACACTCAAGCATCACCAGGAAACCTGCCATTGCATGTCTGAGAATCTTGGTCCTCAGAGGAGAAGCTGTGTCATGCATTACGATGTCAGGTGTGCACCCCACTGAGTCACACCATGTCGCTAGAATGGCCATTGACACTTCAGCACAACCAATCAGCTCACTGATGTCTTCTGCTCCAAAGCTAACAAACTCAGTCAAGCAATGGCCCCGGCCATCAGACAGATGCTTCTTAAACACTCCAAAGCAAGGGGAGGATTCATCAAAAGTGACCTTCATGTCAGCCTCTGACCACAGCAAGGAGACAAATATAGGCCCAGTCTCAGTGGTGGGTTTGACCAGCAAGTAAACAGGGAAGTTTCTGAGTCTCTTCATGATATACTCACCCTTTTGACGCTTCTGAAGAACACTCACAGACAGCTCTTCCATCACCTCAGAGATCAAAGCCAAAGCACCGTAAATTTTCGTGTTCCTGTACCAATCACAGTAAGCCTCCACAACGTCCTGGCGAAGCTTGAAACCTGCTTTCTTTATGACGTCCTCTGAGATTTTGGCGATCTCTCCAATCCTGTCCACAACCAGAGGCCTGGTGAGTGATTTTTCAAATGGGACTTTAGAGTACAGCAAAGACTTTATGTCGTTCGTGTATGTGGAAGGGCCAAGAGGACGCTTTGACATCTCATGCGCATCTTGAACTTCAGCACTGGTTTCCATCCTGTTCCTCAAAGTTTCCACTCCTTTTGTGGCCAGGGTTGTCAAAAGCTCCAGGTCATCGGAGTAGTCTAGCTTTACTGTCTTGAAGGAAGTCATGTTCCTGAGACCCTTGAAAGATTTCTCGTCCACCAAACCAGGCTCCTGCAAAGATCTAACTTTGAGAGCTTCCAAATCGGTCTCCCAAAAGTTTTGATTGTCTGATGCCCACTCCAAAGCGGAACCCCAGAGCCGGAAAAGAGGTCCCTTGTCGGTGTCTAAGTTGAAATTTGGGATTTCAGGCACATCTTCTGCCGGCTTTAATTGCTCCAGGAAAGGGAGTCTGACAACAGACTTCAAGGAATCGTTCCTGGCATTAGGAGTTTCTTCCCATTGTTTCATGAACTTCAAGAGCAAATCTGTTTCCTCCCCTTCTTTCTTTTCCTTCTCCATAAGGTTGATTGCTTGGTCAAAGAATGATTTTGCAAAGCGAGCCACATAAGACTCATAGTTCTCCTTGACATCTTTGCTCACCTGGTCCAGGTGCCTGAGCCATTCTCTAGTTATCATGGGCGCGTCAGATTGAATGTCTGACTGCTTCGGAATGAACTTTAAGTCACCCGCTCTGGAAACAGCTTCCCAAAATCCTGTGAACTCATTGATGTTGTCAGACACCAGATTATTGGTCCAACCGGCTTGCATTGCCACGTACCTCATCCTGTTACCAAGCTGATAATGAGCGACGAGCGAATCAATCCAAGCCTTGTTGCCTTCGAAGGGAAGGTTGGTCATCACCCGCCTGTCGCTGACCACCAAAGTATAGTACACTATCTTGTAGCCAAAATGCTTTGCACGATTGACGAGCGCATCCTCGTAGAGTTTCACACTAGTCGCATACGTAGACTCTAGAGACTCATCATTTGTCGTCTTAGTCTCCACCACAAACACATTCTTGAGCTGCATGGACTCATCTCTGAGCTTCACAATTAAATCTGGAGTGCGATGGTTTGACTCATCTGAGTAGATGCCAAGAACGTCACAGATCCTCACATCTGTGGCTGACTGAGTTATAGTGAGCCCAGAGTGCACAAGGTTGTGCCTGAACTTGAAAAGATCCATGTTGCCCTCCCTATCCAGAGGCATCTGGAAAAACTTCACACCAGACTTAATCTCAGTCATGATGGAGGACTCAAAAGTCGACAAATTATCATCATTAAAATCTTCCCGGAGCTGCACATGGGCAGTCCTTGAGGGGAGGTCCACACCCAAAGTCAAACGATGAGTAAGGATAAAATCTGAGGTAAAAACCTGAACATCAGGAATGTAAACAAAACCTGGCTCCATCGACACCCAGTTTGGAATGCCAGCGGATAGTAGAAACTTCAAGCTCTGGTGGAGCTCTTCATAATTGGTGTTCTGCATCTTGAAAACTAAAACAAAAATGTAAAATGAAAATGAAACTAAACTCAAACGATCTGAAACTAAAACGAATTTGGTGATTACAAAATTGTGAACTGTGAATCTTATGTGTTGTTGCCCTGCTT